CCAATCCTTCCGCCTTGAGCAGCAGGATAAGGCATATAATATTCTGGAAGACTATTAAGTTGTTGATTTAAACTCTGTATTCCTCCGTTAGCAGCTCCAATCCTTCCGCCTTGAGCTTTTTGGTTTCTAAATTGGTCTGAATATTTTATATGGTCCTCCCAACTTAGGTCTGTCACAAGCAAATCATAGTTATCTATTAACCATTGCTCATATTCTGTTTCACCTCCACTACCTGAATTGTAACCAATCCTTCCGCCTTCAGCGACGGCTGTAGTTGTCAGACCAGGTGTTGCTGAACCAGAAAAATCTATTGGTCTATAGGCAGATACCGCCGTTGTATCTGCGGGAACATGTTGAGGTGCGAGTAGTTGTGCACCCTGATCCGTTTGTGCTGCAAACAAAGCTGTGTTTAAAGCTTCTTTAGCTTGTTGCTCTTGATATTGTTGTTTCTCCCATTCACTTAATTCTTTGGACTCTTTCATGCCTTCATAGCCACCCCATAAAGAAGCAATATCTTTTAACATTTGTGAACCGCCTCCCCCCTTTTCGTTGTCGTATCCTAGCCAGTTATAGACAGCAGGCGCTGCTGTATCTTTAACCCAACCCCATGCCTCACTAAGGAAATAGGTAGGAACTCCTTGAAGTGTCATAATACCTGATCCACCATGAGACTTTAAGAGTCTGGCTTCTTCAGGATTGATATAAGCTAGCGATTCCCCTTCAGGGGCGTGTTTATTAAGCAGCTTTGCTGCTTTTTTTAGTGATAAAATTCCGTCTGATTTTTTCATAATTTAACCAATATATATTAGATGAGCAGGAATTACACCTGTAGAAACTATATTATTACTTTACTTTTGCGCCTTCGTCAATGAATCTTCCATGGTAAGCGTAGTTTCCATGATGGGTAATGTAAGGGTCTGCAGTGGCATAAATTTTCCCTCCAATAGCGCGCCACCGTTTGCAAAAAGCGAAGTCTTCTCCTAAAAAAGTCCCGCTTTCGTTATTAAATTCAGTGTCGAAGAAGTTCCAAAGATACGTGTTCCTCTGCATCTGACCGTTAATCATCTGACTTTGTTTGATCCTCATGTGAGGATATGCTTCAATCATTTTTTCAAACACCCCTCTTTTAATTAACATAAACCCCGCAGGGCCTCTATCTATTTCGCATAATCCGTCTGTAATTTCAATGTTATTTCTGTCTATAAACGCCATGGCATAATAATATCCACACTCTTCGATGGGACGTCCGCTGACTTTAGCGATGCGTCTTGCCTTGTCGTAGTCTACAACTTTCATCGGATAAGGGGTAAGAACAATATCCTTGTCGGCTTTAATCATCGGAACAACAGAACTATGGTCGAACTCTATATCCGAATCAATGAAAAGCATGTGGCTGCAGGGGGATTTTAAAAATTCCGCTACGCACAGATTCCTCCCATGGGTTACAATGGAAGACTGCATAAGGTGTAGGCGTGAAGAGATTCGTAACTTGGCCAAAGTACTGTTGAGTTGTACCAATGATCTTACATAATGGGAAACCAGCCATCCCTGGTTGGGTGTTGCAATAAAAAGATTGAGTCCATCAACAGGAGGACGCACTGGAATCGATCCATCAACCTGATTCTGGTCAAAGAGTTTATCTTCATCTACAATGCTGTCGTAATTAATTTTCATTCAATTCCTTTTTTCTTTAAAGCGTTTTCAAAAAAAGCAGTCCATTCTTTAGCCCGAAGTTTCCAGGCGTAGTAGTGCCTATAATAATTCATCTGCCCCCGGAGACGTTGTTTATAAAACTTGCTTGCTAGATTTTTCTTAAGCTCCTTGATGCCTGATGCAAAATTCTGGCTGAGCCTTGTTGGATCCTTGTCGTAGTTAATATAGTAGCCGAAGTCGGTGCATGTTTCAAACAGCGCACCGAAGTTAGTCACTAGAGCCGCGTTGCCAGCCGCCATGGCCTCGATCGCTGAAATGCACGACGTCTCTTCCCATATCGAAGGATGGGCAAAAACATGGGTATCTTCCATTTTAGAAATCAGGTTTTGATTGTCTATGTATCCATGGTTATGGACATTTTTCAGGGTATCGGCCTGGTCAAAGAGCGGGGTATATATGCTTTTATTTTTTTCATTAAACTGATCCCCATAAATCTGGGTTGAACTGTAAAGATGAAGTTCGATATCCTCCTCTTTAAGAATGTTCATGGCTGCCAGAAGGACATTCAGTCCTCTCCATGGCGTAGAGCAGTAGACAAGTTTAAGGGTGCCTTCTTTATAGAAATTCTTTTCTTTCCATTTAACATCGGGAAGGGCGTTCTTGATAACGATGCATCTTTCGGTTGGTATGTCAAAAAGCATTCTGAACTTCTCGTAGTTCCAGTGGCTGTTGAATACATACCAGTCATACTTGGTGTGATTGTCCTTGTTTCTAAACCAGGGATAAATATTAGGTTGGTCGTAGTTGTTTTTCTGCCATAGGATATTGATCTTGTTCCGATGCAACGGCTTCTTTTCTGGAACCGAGGTAACCAGTGTAATACGTTTCCAATAGTCCTTCGAGACTCGTTTGACTAATTCTTTAAGCTGAAGTTCTGTTCCGCCTTGAGGTCCCATTATTCCAATGGCTTTCCTCCATAAACATCAAGACCCACAGGGACAATAATTTTAACGTCCCTTCTGATATCTTCCGGCTTTGCTTCTTTCGCTTCCTCTTCGTCTTTATAAATTTTTCCTGTTTTCTTGTTGGAAATTTTAGTTTCGGTCTTGCATTTAATTCTTGTAAGATCCATTAAGTTCTGTCCTGTTCTAGAATACTGGCTACTCCTGTAATTTGATTGGCTGCACTGGCCGTAAGTTTTAAAACATCTGCTTCTTCAAGGACCAGTAAATCGTCAGTCAGTAAACTAAACTGTGCAATACTGCTGCTTGTTTTATATCCTATATCGTAATCGGTTGTAGCGCTTGTGTCGGTAAACGCCATGGTCACCGTTACTGAGCTGGCAGTATCATTGAATCCCTGGATAGCCTTAACAATGGCAACCGTTTCACTGGGCACCGTATAAATAGACACCGCATTAGTGGTTGTTAGACTAAAACCTTTGTTGATATATTTATTAGCCATTCTTCTTTTTCCTTATTTTACCTTAACCCATGAATAAAGTAAAGGCTTCATATTCATCGGTTAGTTGTTGTTGATAAGTTGTATTTAATTTTTGAACTACAGATCCAACATTGTCAGCTAGTGCCTGTACATTGATAGGGTCAAACTCAGGACCTATAATGCTCGCTATTACTTCTGCAATTTTTGCCATTATCTTCTTCCTCCTGCATGGATATCCAGTCTAAAAGTTCCCATTCTCCATGTTTGTCCAGCATCTATATTTCCTATTTTAAGGGCAATCTGTCGTCCTCTTTTTCTTGTAAAAATCTGGGTAGTGGAAGTGGTTGTATTATAAGAAGTAGATGATGCAGTGCTACTTGGAAAAAGTTTGGTGTTCAGATAGACTTTAGTGGTTCCTGTCTGTGATCCAAAGTCGGGAATGATCCTACTGATTCGCATCATGTGTTCACCCTCTCCCTGTTCTCCATCAGCTTCTCCAAGATCATAGTCTCCTGATTCTACACTGGCTGCAATGGCGTTTGTAGTTCCATCGGTAAATATTTCGTCCGTTCCTTTCTCCTGTTCCCAGTAGTAACTTGCACCATTAGAAATTCCTACAACCGTTGGATTAGTAGGGGCAACCGCTGTTTTAAATTCTGTTGCATAAGGTTTTGCATATACTCCCTCAATCGTCCATGTTGAACGCGCCAAAGAAGAAGTGTACCAGATAGGTTCCTGAGGTGTAGAAGATAAATAATTATAAGTAACAGATCGATCTACATACTCGGAAGAGGCACTTGGATAAAACCAGGTAATCTCTCCATATAATGCGTTAACGGCTACATGGATCTGTTGGTTGGCAGTTGTGTTGATATCATCGAATACATAATCTTCGACCAGGCACGGCATCGTTTGAACTCTGCTTCCGTTAAATTGAAAAAATCCACTTGGTCCCATCCAGTAAGCGATTCCATCAACTTCTGCTGCAGCGTGTTGACTGGACATTCCACAGTTGGTGCCCACCTGGGTAAAACCAAAAGTAAAAGGCTGTCCTAT